CTGATTGGTGAGGGATTGCACGTCGGCAAAGGATACGCGGTTGGCAATGGCGGTCAGCATGGCGTCAACAGCGGAATTCTGTCCTTCGAGTTCGTCCGCGATCTCTTTCAAGGTATCCAGAGCCTCTGGCGCGCCATTCACCAGATTGGCAATCGCCGTCGAGATCAGCGTCTCAACGGTGGATTGGCTGACGCCGCCGCTGGTTTCCAGACCGCTTACCGTCGCGGATAACGCGGCAACCGTGGCTCGGTCGGTCTTGATCGCTGCGGCAACCGTGGCGATCAAGCTCTCCATTTCGGTGCGTACATTGGTACTCATGGTTGGTTTCTCCTACTGAATTACAAAATTAAAGCGTTAAAAAGCAGAGCGTAATTCCAGGGCAGATCAAGATTGGCCTGCGCCTGCGCCAGTTCCCGCTCGGTCAAGGCTTGCTCCAGGTCAAAGCGCACCGCGCCCACCGCCGCGCCGGGGATGCCCTTGTTAATCGAGCTACATGTACATGGGTAGAGCGTGTGCGTCCATTCGATTAGCCAGACCACATACGAATCGGCTTCCGCCCACATTCTGTCCCGCTCGATGTAGTTGTCGGGAAGCCGTCCAACTCCTACTGCCAGATTCCAGTCATTGCCGGACACAAATTCGGCAATCTCAAGCGCCAATACCCTCGCTACGTGTTCGACATTCGCGTTGTTCGGGTCGGCCAGCAGCCTTGCCTGAAACGTTCCTATGAATGTGCGACCGCCGTTAAGACCGGAATTGTCGCCTTCCCTCAGATTGACGAACTCGACTATCAAGGCGGGAAGAGGAGCAATCCCGTCGGACAGCTTCGGATAGGACGGCAGCACATTGACATTCGGAAAACGCCTTTTCAAGTCTTCCTGTATCGCGGCGTGAAGCTCAATCAATATCGCCATTTCATCTGCCCTTCAGGGTTTTGAACATTTCCTTTTCCAGTTCGCTCTTCAGGAACGGGACAATGCGTCCGGTTATCTTTTCGGCATTCGCCGTAAAAATCTGTCTCCCGATTCCGTCCCATTCGTATTTCACAAGGGCAATCGGATAGCGCCTGGAAGTCACGCGCTCAAAAATTCTCCGCCCGCGTCTGTGCATGACAAACGCGCCGGGAAAAACAAACGTGACCCCATTGCCGCTAACGTATGCGCCGTAGCTGTTTTGATCAGGAATTCCCAAAACATGCGCCGGAATCGGGTTCATGCCCAGCCAGACACGGCCATCTCCCGCAGCGGTGACATCCACCACAACCCTTTTCGCCAGCGATTCCTTTGGTATTCCGGCATTCGCCAGTTCCGAGACAACCCGCCTTTTGATCCAGCCCCCGGCGCGGCGAAATGTCTTTTTCATCGCGTCGACAACCTGCCTGTCGGTCAGGGCGTTTTCGGCAATCGCCATCAATTCCCTAGCGTCAAACGACACCGTGATGGAAGTCATGGAAACAGAGCGCGCATGTAGGAAAACCACGCATCCGCCAGCGTGGCAGAGAGCACAAACGGAATATAAACCAGCGGGAGGCGTCCTGGCGGCATGGTCTGCGGGCGCAGGACAAGGGTCGTTATACCCGTCCCGTCCCGCTCTACGCTCGTCACCGTGTAACGCCCGCCGGATTCGACAATCTCGACGACAGAACCATTACGAATGCCGGAAGCGTCCCTGCTTCGCAAGGCAAGGGTCGGCTCCCGCAGGTCGGTCTTCAAAGCGCCGAGCATCGGGGACAGATACGGGTCGTTGAACATGCCGGATACCGCCCGCCCATCAACGACGGCGGCATCCGACAATGCTCCAAACACCGCGTCATCCATGCCGGACACAAGGTCGCGAAAAGACATTATTTCGTCAGCTTGATGATGGCTCTGGGCTTGGTGCAGATGTTGAGCGGGTTGGATTGAGCCTCAAGCATGATGCCCTTGTCAAAATCCATGACCTCCTGCTTGGCGTAGTACGGCAGACCAAGGGTATTCACCGTCTCGATATAATCGGCGGGACCGAAGCGGGAGATGAACAGGCCGGGAATGCCGACCGGCACAAGGTACGCGACATCCGGGTCAATGTAGAGCGTATTGCCTACCTTGCCGTACCACGGCTTCCAGGAGACTTCGCCAAACTCGAAGCCGTGCATGTTGGACGAGCGCAGGAACGCGCCGTCATTCCAGCGGTTAAAGGCTTCCTCGACCTTGGCGTGAGAAACGAAAGCGTCGTAAAACCCACGTCCGCATACCGCGCGCCAGCCGGTGATGTTGGCAGAGCCGGAAAGCGAGTTCTCGACAATCCGTTTGACATCCCGGATTTTCTGCTGGATATTCGTTCCCGACGCGCCAAGGGCAAGGCTCATGGTCTGTTGAGTAATGCCGAAATGATGGAACAGGTCAAGCAGCAGATTTTCGCCGTTGGCATCATAAATCTTTCCGGTCAGAGCGCCGAAACGATGGAAGGCCAGCGTCGCGTCAATCCGTGAGCGCATCTTCAAGAGGCGCTTGTTCACGAGATCGCTGATCATCTGGGTTTCCGTCGTCGAGCCGAAGGCGCGAACCCCTTGAACCTCGTCCGCCATTACATTGGCGCGGGTCTGAAGATGCAGGAGCGCGAACGGAACCATGTCGCGCTTGCCGCCGATGGTCACATCGCCGGGGCTGCCGCGCTCGGTTGCGGGCACAAGGGAGAGGGAATCGCCTTCGCGCTCAATCATGACGGAGAGCGTGGTAACGCCTTCCTCGTCGAAATCCACCGGCGAGGGCGGGATGATCTGGCCTTCCGGCGGATTGTTGATCGCTGCGGTCAGGGTGTCGATGCTGAAAGCGTCGCCCCGAAAAATGTCAAGGGTAATGGGCATTTTGAAACTCCTTATCGGACAATAATGTTGCGGGTTTTGAGATCGGCGGTCGCCGCGCCGTCAAGCCCGGTCAGACGGGCGGCGGCGACTTCGGCCAGACGAACGACGGCCACGCCGTCACGCTCTTCCGCGCTTGCGGGAAGGCCGCTGTAGAGAATGCCGACCGCTATGTCGGCTCCGCCGCCGCTGCCATATGGCGCGTACTTGCCGCTGGCGGTCTCGATGCCCAGCACCTGGCCGGGTTCAAGAGCGTCCCCGGCGACAACAGTCACGCCCTCGCGGGAAATCTGACCGTTGCCCTCGGAGAGGAGAAATTCAGCGGTGTAAAGACCTTCTTTCAGGATTTGGTTCATGATTCGGTTCCTTTCTTACCCTTGCGGGCGGTATAGATTTTGTCTGGGTTGAGTTGATCGGCGACGGCTTCCTTCGTTGCCTGTTCCTTCGTTTTCTCCGGCTCCTTGTTATCAATCCGGCTCACGCCCTCGGCGATCCGCTCGGTCAGGCGGGCGCGCGCAGCATCGGCGGAAAGTCCCGCCTTGACGTACTCAATCGCCAGTTCCGGCAGACGCGCCAGAACGCACAGGTCGCGGATAGCCTTGATACGCTCGGCTTCCGCCGCTACGGCTTCGCCGTCGGTGAGTTTCGTGTTCATGATGATTTCCTCGGCTATTTCAGGGATTCCCGCCGCATGACAGGTCTTGATAATCAAGACCGCCGCTTTTGCTACAACTTCCGCCGTGTCAGGCGCGGGAGCAGGCACGGGGTCGGGGTCGGGAGTGGGTACAGGGGCAGGCGGCTCTTCAACCACCGGCGGCTCTGCCTCGCCAGACTCGATAAGCGCCCGCGGCGGATGTCTGAAGCGGGCAAAAATGCCGGACTTGCCAAGACAAGCCTTGACAGCGGGCGATGTAACAATCGCGTCGGCAAAACCGAAAGACACCGCCTCTTCAGCCGACATCCATGTTTCATCATCAAGCATCTGGATTAACGCGGCCTCATCAATGGCAGAGGCTTTACGCCGATAAGCGGCGATGATTCCGTCCCGAGCCTTGTCCATCATGTCGGCGGACTTTCGCAAATCATCGGCATTGCCATAGGCAAAGGTATAGGGGTTGTGGATCATCATCATCGCCGATTGCGAGATGACGACCTTATGCCCACCGACCGCTATAACGCTTGCGGCGGACGCGGCCATGCCGTCTATGCGTACCGTGCCGCGCGCGCCAAGTCTGTCTATCCATGCGTTCAGAGCGAAGCCGTCAAAGAGATCGCCGCCGGGACTGTTGATGGCAATCACAACCGGCGATTCGCCATCATCAACAGCGTTGAAGTCTTCTATCAACTGCTTGGCAGTGATACCCCAGAGGCCGATGTCGTCGTAGATCATCACCTCTATTTCATTTTTGCCCGCGGCTTTTGCGGCTATGCGATACCAACTGCGGGCGTGTCCGCCAGACCTTGATTCCATCATGATTCCTCCTTGTGGATGTTGGACGGCGCGATGTCATCCGACACCCGCCCTCGCTTGTTAATCTCTTGCCGCCCGTCGCTGGTATAGGCCAGGCCAAGCCGGTCGGCGCGGCTGTTGTCCTCGTGCTGCTCCGCGTCTATCATTTCCGCGTCGTAGCCCTGTTTAAGCACAGATTCGCTGCGCGACGTGATACCGGCCTGAATCGCCATCCGCTGCGCCTGTACGTCCTGCACCGGATGAATGTAGGCAAAGCCCTGCGGAACCCAGCGCGTCCGCAGATAGACGCGGCGATTAGCCACATAATCCGGTAACGCTATCGCGCCGGACAGAACGGCCATGTCAAGCCATGCGGCGCGTACCGGACGACATAACTGGTGGATAAAGACATTCCATTGCCGCTGTTCAATCTTGCGGCGAAACTCATTCAGGACTACCCGAATCACCCGGTCATTGACCTCGCGCATATCGCCGGTCAGGACTTCAAACGGAATGCCCGCTCCGGCGGCAATCGCCAGCAACTGCTGTCGCATGAAATCGGAGTACGAATTACCGGCATCCGGCGGATCGGAAAACTCGACTTCTTCCCCCGGCAAAAGCTCCTGCATTGAACCCGGCTCAAGCCCCACCATCGGCGTGTGGCCGTCGGCGTCCGGCTTAACAGGCTCTCCGGCCAGAGGGTCAAAACCCGGCTCTTCCGGCGCGGGCTTCCTGATGAATCCGGCAAACAGATTGGCGACCTGCTGTCGAAACAGCACCGCGTCGTCAAAATCATCCAGCGTTTTCATCCGGGTTAAAACCGGCGCAAGCGTCGGCACTCCCCGCGTCTGTCCGGGTCGCAGCGGCTCGTAGATGTGCAAAATCTCCTCGGCCTTGACCCGAACCGGAACGTTATGCGTCAAGCCCGGCGTAATGTCGCCGGGGTGGGAGCGATATACCCAGTAAGCAATGCGCCTATGTTTTGCGTCAAACTCGATTCCGGCGCGGATATAGTGACCGTCGGCAAGCGTTCTGTTCTCGTTCCTCGGCACGAATTCCGCTTCCAAAACCTGCAACTGCAACGGAACCGCCGCGCCCTGTTTGGCATCCACGGGACAGACGCGAACAAAGCATTCCCCATCGGTATAGACCGCGCGAGCTATCAACGCTTGCAGTCCGTAGAAGTCCGTCCGTCCATCAACATCCGCCTCGTCCGCCCAGTCATCCCACAAGAGAAGTAACGCCTTGCGGATATTTTCATCCTCGTGCATGGGCTTTGGAGTGATGCCCGTGCCAATGGTATTGGACACCAGGCCGTTAATGACCGACGCGCCATATGGATCATTGCGAACCGCCGCCCGCGAGCGGTTGATGAGACTGCCCAAATCGCCCAGCGAATCAGGGCCGCCGCCGCCAACTCTCCATGAACGAGAGCGTCTGCCCGCGCCCGCGCCTTCGTAATTGGCTTTGGGGCGTTTTGGCGCAAAGATAGAACGCATCAATCTGTTTTCGAGCCTTGCCAAATACCCGAACATCAGAATCCCTTTCCGGCGTGGTGGCAGCGCACGATACGGCGGCGGGGACGATGCAAGTCAACCAACATCATCTGCCGCGCCTTGATTAACTCGTCCATTGACCGATACCGAATCATCCGGTCGGCATAGCGAACTTCCAGTTCATTCCTGGAAATCGCCTGCTCAATCCGATCAAGGTCGTCTTGTGTCCATGCCATTGTTTATCCTCTGCGCCGCATGTAGGTGGATGAAGCAACGCGCCTCACCCGGCCTTGTGATTTGGGTACTGGTTTCGGCGCCTGCTCCAGCGGCACAACGAGCGGGAGCGTCTCCGCCTCTTCGGGAAGCTCAACTGCTCGGCGCGAAGCCAGCGCCAACCGCCGCTCTATCTTCAAGCCTTGTAACGCCGCATAGGCATAAACGCGGCAGTCCAAAGCCTCGTTTCGCGCGCCGGATGGCTTTATCCACGTCCGTACTTCATTGCCGCGCTTGTCTGGCTTGGTTATCCGCTTCTCGCTTGTCGCCTGTACAAACCAGTTTTCATCATATGAGATTGCAAAATGGCAATAGCCGGGACTGCCTTCCGCCAGTAGTAACCTTGCATAAATCGTATCCTTGGCGGTATCCACGCCAATAACCCTGACTATATGGCCTCGGTATTTCTTCGACCTCGCCACTCGCTTAGGCCACACCGGACGCGCCCCCCACATGCCTTTGATCGCCCAGACATTGCGGGCGGCGCGCGGCGTGGCAAATTCATAAACCTGTTGAACGTGATGCCCGCCGCTATCAATGCAACACGCGCCGACGCGAAGCGTCCGCCCATCCTCGGTAACAAAGCGGGCGGATATGAGTAAGGCATCTAACCTCTGCCACATCTCCGCCTCGGCGGGATTGCCGTTCAACACGACATATTCAATACCCCATGATTCCTCGCCCACACCCCAGCCGACAAACTCAATCTCCAGTCTGTCGTTCTGCACGTCCAGGCCAGCGGTAACTACAACAACGCCGGACGGAACCGTAACAGCGTCGTAATTCTCGCGCCGATCCGCCAGAGTTTCGGGATTCGCCCGCTCGCCGGTCACTTCAAACGGCTCGCCCATCGAGGTATTCCACCAGGTCTTTTCCTCTTCCGGGTTGCCTCTGGCAGCGTAGAAATCAGCGGCTACATCGGCAAATGAGCGCCACGGCGAATAAAGCTCGTTGATATGAAAGCCTGGAATCGGACTTTCCGGGTTTTCCGCTACCCATCGTCCCGCCACCAGCATCCCCATCTTGTCGGAGTTGTTAATCAACGCCCCGCATTCAGGACAAGCCATGCAGGCCGTCTCCGGCTTTTCATCAATGATTGAAATGTTTTCCCATTTCAAAACATGTTCATGACCGCAATGCGGACACGGCACGTGAAACCGCCGCTGATCAGACTGATTCCACGCCCGCTCAATCCGGCTGATGCCCTTGATTGTCGGTGTGGACAACAACACGACTCGCCGCTTGTTGCGGTAGGTGATAGTCCGTTTGCGGGCGAGATTGATAGGGTCGCCTTCCGTTCCGGCAGAAGGCGGATAACGATCCACCTCATCGCATATCACGATACGGATAGGCCGCATCGCCAGCGGCGCGGGAGCATTCGCGCCAATCATCGTAATATGCCCGCCCGGAAAGCTCTTTTTCAGAATCGTATTGCCTGAATCGCGGCTTTTCGCGTCTCGAACCTTGCCTTGCAGTACCGGCGTATCCCGAATCATCGGAGCCAGGCGATCCTTGGAAAACGTCTCCGCCATCTCGACCGTGGGCTGTACGAGCAACAACGGAGCCGGATCAAGGTCTATGTGGTAGCCAATCATCGCCTTGGCTATCAATGTCTTGAACATCTGCGCCGACGACATGACTACTATCTCGACCGCGCCCTCATTGAACGCGTCCATGACGCCACGTTGATACGGAGCGCGAGCCGACCTGTACTTGCCGTACTCGGCGCTATCTTCCGGCGATAGATAAAGCCTTTCGTCCGCCCATTGGCTAAGCGTCATCCTCGGAGGCGGAGCCGCTATCCTCGCTACCCGTATCAATGTTTCCGTCAATGTCTGCATCTTCTTCATCTGGTTTCCAATTGGATAATTCCGCCAAAGCCTCATAAATCATGTCGGTTAATATCTGCTCTATTTCCTTTTCAGATTTACCTGCCGATTCCAGCGCGGCGCGGTATGGCACGGTCAGCATCTTTGCCCGAAACGCTCCGACCAAAGCCGACCAGCCACGCTCGGCAGCGGCAACCGTAACCAGGACTCCGCGTAGCCTGTCAATCTCAATTTGCGCCTTCTCCGTCTGCGTCCGGGTCAGTTTGGTTTTCTCGGTTATGTAATCACCAGAACCGCCATCAATCCTGCTGCGAAGGTACTTGATATAGGCAACCGTACACGCCAGAAGGTTGTACTCCCCTCGATTCCTGGGCTTCGGGATAATTCCTTCTTTCGCAAGCTGCTGAACGCGCCTGTCGTCCAGGTCAAGCATCTTTGCGACTATCGCGACCGGAACAGTATTCATAAATTCAACCTATCAAACGAAACGAAACCATAGAAAATCCCAAAAACTAGTAAAATTTCGAGGGTAACAACTACCCTCCTTCTTTTAAAAGCCCAGGGGCCCCCGGCGTTGCGGGCAAATTAATCAAGCTTTTCGACAAACAGGTCGTCGTCTATCTCGACATCCCCGCAGGCTTCGGTTGCCGCGCGTGGATTGCCCTTGACGAATACCAGAACATTCTGATGTGTCTTTCCGAGCTTGCGTGATGTAGAGAACTGCTTACCTACGCGGATAGCAAGTGATCCAGCCTGTGTTATCAAGATAGCGTCGTTATATAAATTCATACCTGCATCACGAAAGGCCGTTATGGTGTCAGGCACGAAGGCGCGATATAAACCGTTTCTGTCTCGCACATCTCCCACAACGAAACAGGCGAACCTGTCATTTTTGAGGAGCGATACAGAGCGAGCGATAATCTCCCTATACGCAGCGATGAACTCCGGGTATCGCATGGTGGAGATGTCCGCCGGATTGTCGGAGTAAACCTCTAAATCAGCATAGGGCGGGCATGAGAACAGGAAGTCAGCCTCTACTCCGGCACAATGTTGGTGAATAGCCTTGCTATCGCCGCAATGCCAGACAGGGGCTGGTTCGTCGTTGCCTATTTCCGCCCATTGGTTACGATTTGCCTCTACCTGCTCCTGGCGGATGTCGCACCCGATGTACTGGCGGCCTGTCTTGGCGGCGACAATGCCTCGAACCGAGCCGCCAGCGAATGGGTCAATTACCAGACCGCCCGGCGGACAGAACCATCTATATGCCAGTTCGCACAGCACCGGGTCAAAGATGCTTGTGCCAGATTGGATGTTCAGGTCAGGGTTAGCCGTCAGAAATTCTTTCCACGTTACCTTGTGTCCGATCCTGGCCTCATACTCGTTCTTGGCCTGATAGACCGAGGGCGGCTGTGACGATGCGGAGAAAGCGAGCAGGTTGTCGCGGCCTGTTTCAGATGAAAGACCAATGTCCAGCCATGCCTTTTTTCTTTCTGCCCACCAGCCGCGACGAGCATCAAGTATTGAGAACGGAGCCACCATGAATCTATCTGCCAGAGCGCGTCCGCCGCTCTCGCGTTTTTCGCTTTCAGTCTCTGCCGCTATGCCTTTGGTGATAGCCTCGATTTCCTCGGCGCTGAATCCGGTGAGAACCTGGTCAAAGTCCATATCGGCCAGTTTTGCCAGCTCTAGCGATAGCAATTCATCGTTCCATTCGGAATCCTCGGCAACGCGGTTGTCAAGGATGCGATAGGCTCGCTTCTGACTTTCGGTCAGGCCATGCTTTTCCAATACCGGCGCGGTTTTGATGTCCGGCCAATCGTGAATCGTCCATCCGTTTTTGAGGATACGCTGCGCCGCCAACAAGCGACAATGCCCGGCGATGATCTCGCCGGTTTCGTCGGTCAGTACGGGGAATGTCCAGCCGAACTCGCGCAGGCTGGCGACCAGCTTTCCGATTTGCTCCTCGTCGTGTTGCTTCGGGTTGCAAGCGTATGGGGCTATAGCCTCAAGAAGCTGAACCTTGATCTGTGGGGTGTGCATGAGCGTCATGGCAGATTGTCGATTGTTCGACGCTCTGGTGGCGCTCATGCACGGCGCTCCTGGCGCTCAAGCTGTTAAATGTACCGCAGCGCGGACATTTGATTTTCAATTCGATAAAAATTGCTTCGGCCAACTTTTTATTGCACTGGCCGCAACGTATTTCTTTCATGCGAGTTCCGATCTGATGTACCCTCGCGCTACCACGCGCGTGGTGGGAGAGCCTTAGGCCAAGACTCGCAGGCTGTGTCTGCGTTTTGCGGTGGCTGTCGGGGTGTTCGTAGCACTCCGACAGCCGCTCTTTCTTCCTTTTTGCGACATAAAAATTATATAACTCGTTGTTTTTGTTGATTTTTTTCTCAAAACAATGTATAATATATTTTATTTATGAAAGGAATTGTCATGTCTCGCTCAACCCAAATTGAATGGACAGAACACACGTGGAATCCTTTTGTCGGATGTAGCATCAAGTCAGAAGGATGCAAGAACTGTTACGCCATGTGGCAAGCAGCGCGAATTGAAAGTTTCAAATCTGCCGCGCATTACATTGGCCTTACTGAAAAAGTGAATGGTCGTATTGTTTGGACAGGGAAGCTGGCTCGCGCATCTGACGCCACCATGAGAAAACCGTTTTCGTTGCCGCGCGGCGATATGGTTTTCGTGAACTCGATGTCAGACTTTTGGCATCCTGTTGCGTTGGATGAGTGGCGCATCGAGGCTATCGAGGTCATGCGGAAGAATCCCGACCTTGTCTTTCAGGTTTTGACAAAGCGCCCTGACGAAGCCATCAAGTTCCTTGAGCGTAGACCAAATTTCCGATTCCCTGATAACTTTTGGTTCGGTGTTACTGTAGAGAGCGGAAAAACAAAAGGCAGGATTGATACCTTGCGCCGCATTCCTGCTTCAATGCGGTTTATTAGTTTTGAACCTTTGCTTGACGATTGCGGCGAGCTTGACCTGACCGGCATTCATTGGGTTATCACTGGCGGCGAATCAGGTGTCGTTCGTCGGCCATGTAAGTACGAATGGGTTAAGCGTATTGACGATCAAGCCGTTGAGCAAGAGGTCGCTCGCTTCTTTAAGCAATGGGGACACTGGACGAACAATCCTCTCGTTTCCCTGGCTCCCGCTGGCGTGAGCGCCAATAAGTTTGTGGCGCAGCATGACCCACGCGGGAAGGGGGGATCATTGCTTGATGGGCAGTATGTGAAAGAATATCCTGTTCTACCTGCCCTAAAAAATCAGGCCGATGTATTTGACCTTTGCGCCTGATTTTCCTTTTGCCTCGAAGCGATGCAACAGGTCGCAATTTAATAACTGAGCCGTTCGTAAAACGGCTCGGTCTAAAATTTCGTCCTGCATTTTCCCACCGCCCGCCGTTGGTTTTGTAAATCCAGTGACTTGCTGCAAGGCTTTTGGCATGCCGCCTAATCGTAGGTTTAGGTTGCTTCCGTCCGTCAGTATCAAGCCGAACATTTCTCCCTGTGATATTTGTCGCCTGGCCGCAAGAATAAGGACTTGCTCCCACGGCGAGCCATACGCATCGAGGTCAAATATGTTAAAATCATTTAAGTCTATCGCCCGCATTACCCGCCTGTTGTCAGCTACAAACGCTAACCGTTTGTCCTTATACCATTTTAGGTCGCACCCTACGTAATAGTCTGCTTTGCTCCACACGGCTTTATACATTTGTCCTGAACCTGCGAACGCATCAAAGACGCGAGCGTTCCCTATTTTTTCCAGGACGAGCCTTCTAAGCTCTTTTTTCGAGGCTTTTGACAGTAAATGATTATTTACTTTTTTTTTGCCTATTGTTTTAGCCCATCCCATCGTCTGCTACCGTTCCTAGCTCGACATCTACAGGCAGGTCTGCCATTGCTTCCTGTAACCGGCGCAGGACTTCCGCCTGTTGAGGTAGCTGCCCTCTGATTGAAATCCAGAACCTATCCAGAACCTTTCCCGTGTGAATTTCTTTTACTTCGTGATCTTCGGAGCCGTCAAGAAGCGCCGCTATTTCGTCAGCGTTCCATCCGATCAGGTCAAGGTCAAATCCGCTGTCGTCAAGTTCTTCCAGTTCCAAAGTCAAAATGTCAATGTCCCAACCGGCATTCTCGGCTATTTTGTTGTCCGCGATGACATAGGCTTTGAACTGCTCGTTTGACCATCCAGAAGCGTCTATTACCGGTATCGTGCCATCTGGATACGGCTCTGCTGATTTTGAGCCTGGAGGCGGAAATATCTTTTTGCCGCTCTCGTACAATTTTTTCACGGCAAGAACAGTCCCATGTCCTTTGGCAATTACCCCGTTTCTGATGATAATTGCGCCCACCATGCCAAAAGCATCAATACTGTTAGCTATCTGAACGATTTGCGTCTCGTCATGAGTTCGCGCGTTTTTCTGATATGGCGTGATTTGGTCAAGATTGACCAGCTTGATTTCCGGCGCTGTCATAGCAAAAAAGCCCACCAGACGGCGGGCTGTGAAAGGTTTTTCCCATGTCGCCGAATTTTGGGCGCACTTATGAGAATAGCGAAATTGGGCATTATTCTAGCCCAAAAAGCACAACGCGTCAAGAACTAAATTGTAACAAAAACAGAATTGTTCTTAAATCTTCAATCCTGTCGTAATCTTCTGGTTCGTCAAGTATTGGATAAATCCTCGGTATGGGATAAATCCTCGGTCTGACCCTCGTTAACAGCTTTTTCCCATTCTTTCTCTTCTTGTTCCATTCTATTATTTCTCCAGAGAGCTTGAGTTCTTTGGTATTCATGGCTCGCACAGACCACGATTTACAAGTTTATCATAAATGGTATTCATCGCCTTGTCCTCAATTCCGGCTATCCAGCCTCTGCCTTTTGTCCCCATAAGCCACTCGCGCACACGGCGGGCATGGCTTTGCGCGGTGTTCCGGTGTATTCCAGACCGCTCCGCTATTTTTTTCAGATTGACCCGCTCGTTTTGATGCGCGTACAGAAGTTTCACATATGCAAGGCGCGTTTCGCTCGTTGTATCGCACCCGGCGAGGACGGATGTTCTGGCGCGATCGGCGATTACGGATATGGCGACGCGCCATAATGGATTTTTCCGCCTGCAGGAGCCGTCAAGCCCTGGGAGCGTGTGCGGAGCAAAGCGGGCTATGATGATTGCCTCTGCCAACGTCCCCAATTGTTCTACCTCGGCGCGGATGAACCCTGCCTGCGCCGCGCCGTCCAATCCGCCAAGGCCGATACCAGGCTCTGATCCCTTTCCCATGCGATTCATCAGCGGACGCTCCGGCTGGCCTTCAAAGTTGTACGCGAAGGTCAGGGCATGATGAACGGATTTGAACAGCGGCGATTCATTCATATTTATCCCTCAAACCGCAAAAGTTCTTCGATGATTCGTTCTACGTGCGCTGTATCCTGATAGCCTTGCAGTTTCAGGATTCGCTCCCATACGACATTAAGCACGGCCTTGAATACTTCCCCGAAGCGAGTTTCCGACATGCTCCCAAACGACAGGCTTTCCGCCTCATAGCGCACTTCGCCGCGCAGATTGACGGTCGTTTTGTAAAAACCAGCGACGATGATGATGTCCTTTCTGAATCTTTCAAAATCCTTGGCGATGATTTGCCCCTTATACTCATTGCCTACGCCTTCCGGCTCCCATGCGTCAAAGGCCAGCTTGAACAACGCGAACATCTTTTTATGAAATTTGAGATTGCGTACCCGCTTGATCTCTACGCGCACGGTCTCCATTGTCTTCAGTTTGGCGATAAACTCCCGCGCCGCTTCGTCAGCGGGCGCGAGAGAGCCGGAAGGGGTTTTAAGGCAGAGAGCTTCCATCATTGCTTTCCTTGCCTAAGCTCGTAGCCGCCGACCCACAAAGCCAGGGCGACAAGCAAAAGCAACGGTAACCATACCGGCATGAGTACGATAAGCCATGACCAATCAATCACGCCCAAGAGCTTCAAGGCGACAAGCAACAGACAGAAATTGCAGAGAAAATTCATTGCCGCTCCTCTTCCGGTTTGTCTTCGCTATCTCGTTTGCTTAATATCCGTAACAATATATTCTCCACAAACCAGACCGTGAGCCATCCCATGAACCAGCCCGCTGCAATACAGGCTATCCAAGACATCAGAGCCAAGCGAATTTCAGTCATTGTTATAATGCCGTGTGCAAGGCCATAGCTAACACACGCGGCAAACCCGAAAGCAAGCGACAATATTATTAGCCGTTCAGTCATTGTCTAAAACCTCCTCCCAGTCATCGGTTAAAACCTCCACCTCGACGCGCGGCATTTCGGCGTAGATTTTCATTACGGCAAGCGTTACAACCTGCTTGTCGTCTCGATAGACAATGCCATTCATGCCTCCCACCCTTCGATTAACCCGGAAACCTTGCGCTTAATCTCGGAGTATTGGCGTTTCCTGATGACAATCACCGGAACGTCAGGATAGTATTGCGCCATGCGCTTCAGCTTGGTTTGGCTCTTTGCGTCCATCCATCCCTTGATTTCGTGATAGACAGTTATGCCGTCGTTTTCATCCACGCGAAAATCTGGAAGGTAGCTAACGCACCCTCTCCTTACTCCTTCAAACCAAAAAACATCCGGTTCATGCGCCCACGCGCGTATCTCGCCATTCAATCTTAAAAATTCAAGATACCGCGCATAGTTTGCTTCCCATTTGCTGCGGAAATATATGTCGTTCCCGCCGATGTTGCGCTTTCCTCCTTTCCATGTGACATTTTTTCTTTCTGTGGCATAGCGCCCGGCTGTCCACCTTGTTTTCATTATTTTTAACGTCCTTGCAGAGATTTTTTCGTCAGTCATTCCCATCCAGCTTTTTCTGCTGGATTGAGAGATTTTTACCTTTGCGTCATCAGAATGCTTATGAGACATGAACCCACGCGGATGCTCATGTGTCCTGTGCCATTCCTTTGACCTTAGAGACATGGCGGCACACTGTTCAGGCGTTTTTATGAGCTTTCCTTCTTCATGAAGACGCTTCATAACCAATGCTTGATCCGGGCGTTTCTTTCCTACTTTTGATTGCGCCGCCCGTTGTTGCCATTCTTTGAAAAATGGCGAATCCGTGTCCATCTTCAAACCAAGCTCAGAAGCCATCCAGCGCACAGACGCCTCTCTGCGACAGAGCGCCGCAGCGCAAAACATCTTCCCTTTCTGCGAATAATTTTCACGCAAAAAGGCAATGTCGGTTTCTGTCCATCTCTTCATTTCATATCTCCTTGTCGTCGGTGTAGGCGGTCATGTGATTGCCCTTCCGGGCAAAGCGCGGCCTGCCCTTGCCGCAAGGATTGCCGGGGACGGTGAATGAGAGTTTCATTGCCCGGTCTCCCGCGTTTTTTCCGGCAGCATTTTCTCTCCCTTGTACGCAAATCCTTCCGCAACCGCCCTCACGATAACGATAACGATTGATTCCATAATATCGGCGGACAGGTTGATAATCTTGTCTGTGGTGACTTTTTCATCGGCAAGCAATGCCTTTCTGATCTCCTCTTTCAACAAGGCAATATACGTTTTGCGTATATCGCCAAGGACGGATTCACCAAGGACATCATCGTATAGTTCAATTCTCATTGTCTTTTCCTTCTTTCCTCTTTTATTCGGTTGTACTCGCTGGCGATGATGGTTTTGAGAGCGTCAATCGCCGGTTTGCCGCGATGCTTTTCGGCTTTTTCAAGATAAGGCTTCCGCTCGTCAAAGAGCATCCGCAGCACGGCGCGAGCCTCGCAAAGCATCCGGTATTCATGGCTCCAGGTGTAGCCGCCGTCCGCGAATTCGCTGTTTGCAAGTTCCACATCAGGCCGCCTCTATCGCTTGCAGACGCGCCCTGTCTATCGCTTCCGCCGCCGCTTGACCGGCTGTGATGGTGAGCCTTGGCGCATTCGAGCCTGCGGCCAGAACCGCCCTTGCCCGGTCGGGATTGCCGACCAGAACGGGCGGCTCGACCGGATAGCCGCGCAGATTGTTATCGGCCTCAAAAATCCCGACCAGATACCCTGGATGCGGCGGCAGGTCGTGCCTGCGGGCGGCATAAGCGCGGTAGGACTTCTCGAATCGGGCTTGCAGAAAGGGCAATTCCACGACCGGCGTCCTGCCGATTTCCTGCCAGCCGCCGATGTCGGCAATGGCAAGGTGGATGCAGGCATCGTCAAACGCGATTGAGCGGTATATCCCGATTTGCGCGACCGCTTGTTGGACTTTGCCCCAGGCGATAGCGGCGGCGGATTGCGTTGTGCCGCCGATGGCGCGGGTGATGTCGGCGATTTTCGGCATGAATTGCCCGGTGTCAGGGTTCTGGATGTGGGCATAGATCGCCCGCTCCACATCCGCCGCCGGATACCCCGCCAGTCCTTGCAGGTAGAGCATCAACACGCCGTCGGAGAGCGGCTTGCCGTAGTACTCCGCTGCGCCGGATATTGCTTTCACAATCCGCGCTTTATCCTCGTTGTTCATCGTTTTTCTCCTGTTGCATGGCTTCCAGCTTTGCAATGGCTATCAAGCCGTTTTCGTAAGTCACTTGTCCCGGTGATTTGCCGCCGGAGGGCGAGGCGCGGGCGTTATGACCGTTGGCGTTCAGGTACCAATTCGCCTTGAAGCCTTGCCAGTTGCTCTCGATGCTGTACCGCACCGCGTCGGCAAAGGAAATTCCGGCTTTTGCCGCTTCGCGGCGTATTCCGGCAATGGCGGTTTCGGTTATCTCGCCTCGCTTTGCCTTTCGGTGTCGCTTGAAGTCAGCCCGCAAGCCTTCCGGCAGGTCGGCAAGCAAGGCGTCAGGGTTCGACGCGGGGCGCGAGTTGGCTTTTTGGCTTTCGGCGTCAGGCGGCGGGGGCGGTTTTGCCTCCAGAGGCGAATCGTCAGGGGGCGGTTTTTTTTCAGGCGACGCTGCAAGCGGCGCAAAAGATTTTTGGTTTACCGGTTCACTGATAGGTTCACTGATAGGTTCATAGTTAGGGGCGAGTACCGCTTTCGGTACTGGTCGAGTACCGCTTCCGGTACTGGTGACATCAATTCCGGTACTGGTATCGTTTCCGGTACTGGTATCGCTTTTGGTACTGGTACTAGTATCGTTTCCGGTACTGGTTGCGTGTCTGTTTTTCACGCCTGTAAGCTGATAGCAGGTGATTTTCCCCGGTACTTTTTGGGTGGCGATAAACCCTGATTCTTCAAGACTTTTAAGGGCGTTGATTATGGTTTGCCGATGACCGCAGCAGGTGTCTTTCATCAGACGCTTGATTGACGGCCAGCATTCGTTATTTTCCCCGGCGCGGTCGGCAAGGGACAAAAGGACGAGCTTTTGCGTCATGGTCAAACCTTGGCATTCCCATGCCCATTTCGTCGCGTCAATGCTCATAACAGCCTCGCTTTTCGTTTTGCCTGCACGGCGGGATAGCGAAGAGGGGAGCGTTTCACGGTCATGTCACGCCTCTTGCCAGCATGGTGAATGCCGCCGCTCTTTCGGGGCGGGCATGAATGATTGCCGGGCGCGCCCACTCGCGCTGAAAGCGACGCCACCGGGCATCAGGTGCATAACGCGCCGCCCTCGCCGATCGCCAGAGCATTGCCATTGGTGTGTAGCCAAGCCTTAAAACTTGCTTGAGACGGGTTTCCGCATCGGCAAGTGTGTCTTTCGGGTATCCGATAAGTACATAGCATTTCAGGCAACAACTCGCCTTTGTGAATCCGGCGTCAAGCAATCGCTTCATGGCATCTGCGAGCGGCTCGAGCGAATCGCCGGGGTCAAAGGCGAAAAAGCATTTCGGCTTTGGTTTCAAGCTCGCCAGCAAGTCGACGTGATAGTCTTTTAAGGATATGGCTTCAAGCCCGCCGGTAAAGGCTACCCGCTGTTTTTGCCGCGCAAGCATTGCAAAAACAGCCTCTACGTGGCTACGCGGACAGGCTAATAAATTGTCATCAAGCACATTCCATCCGTCGGCGATGTTCGAGATCGGGGTTGCCTGCGGGTGTGTTTTCCAAGCATTACAGAACCAGCAGCGTCGTGGGCATCCACGCGAGGTAATGGTGTAGCCGTGTTTCAGGTAGCGTCCGGGGACAAATTCAAGCGCGGCATCGCCGTATGCCGGGCCGCCAAGTTTCACGGGCGCAACATGTCGCCATTGTTCTGCAAGATTTTCCGCTTTCGGGATGTCGTAAGCAAAAGCGACGGAAATATGCACTTCATCAGCCTCGTCGAAAAGGTCGGGCGGGCGGCACAGGCCATCATCAGGCGTTGCCTTTGTCCGGCGCGGGAAAACACGGAGCAGCTTCATGGCCTCAACATCTCCCATGCCGCCGCCGCCACTCGTGGAACCTGTCCATTGCCAATGGCTTTAAGTCTGTCCATTCTTCCGGCCAGCCGATCAACCACTCTGTCCACGTCGGATTCAGGCGGCCAGTCTTGCCAGCTTTTGAGGATTTCCTCTCTATTGTGTAATCCAGGCGGTCGTTCTTGTCCGCCCGATTGAGATTCTTGCTCCAGCCCTTCGCCATCGTCGCCGTCGGAGTCGGGAACCGGCGTACCGCGTTGGAAAGTTTCTTGTGCTTCTTCGTATCCCCTGGACTTTTCGCGTCGCTCGCCATTGGTGTCGGCCACATGCCCCGCGCTTGCGCCGCCTTCCGGCTGTTGCTGCCGTTGTCTACGCCGCATGTCGTTGCGGTAGGCCAGTAGCCAGAGCCGGTCGCGGATGTGCGGCGCTCCGCATTCCGCGGCTGATAGACAAGTCCACCGTGCATCAAACCCCAGCGCGGCAAGATCACCGAGGATTCGGGCAAGTCCTCGTCGAACAAGCATTGGTGAGTTTTCCACGAACACGAAACGAGGTCGTACCTCACCGACGATTCTTGCCATTTCCCGCCAGAGGCCGGATTGCTCGCCGTCAATTCCGGCTCCGGTTCCGGCCGCGGATATGTCCTGACACGGGAAGCCGCCAGATACCACGTCAACAATGCCTCGCCATCGTCTTCCGTCAAAGGTTCTGACGTCATCCCAAATCGGGAAAGGCGGGAGAATCCCGTCATTTTGCCTTGATACGAGTACGCCTGCGGCGTAGGGGTCGCGCTCGACGGCGCAGACAGTGCGCCAGCCGAGCAACAAGCCGCCGAGTATTCCGCCGCCAGCGCCCGCGAATAAAGCCAGCTCATTCACGTTGTCTCCGCGAACAGGTCGCCGGTTGAGGCACAGCGTGGCGGGGGAAGAGCGTTGCCTTCCAGTATGAATGCCGTGCAGCAGGGTATGCCGAACTGGTCAAAACGCCATTCAACAGGGTATTTAGGGTCGTCAAGCGACAAGAAAAGCGTTTTGCCGAGGATCGGACAATGCTCTTCGTCTTCCGGCTTATCGCACTGGCATCGGAAACACCAGTGCTCCATGAAGTTGGAGCCTTCCGTGCCGTTTGACGGACGATATTTTTCGATAATGGTTTCCATTATCGCCATGCCGATCTGGGCGGAAAGTGACCCCTGACCACTAACAACTGATTCCTGGTTCATAATCCCTCCTGCTCCCTTTGGTTCCCTGTTAATCCCAGGCGGGAAAATGCTTTTGCCTGCATCATGACCACATGCCATTCGGCGACGATCATTTTTTCGAGGAGGAAGGCGGCATGTTCGGCCATATCGTCATTTTGCAGACCGGAGAGGGCGGAAAGCCTGTCGTGCATCTCGTCGGAGAGACGCACATGCACGGATTTTTTGGGAAGGCTCACGCCGCCTCTCCTTCCAGATGCGCCGAATCGCGCTCATGGGCGCGGGCGTTACGCAGGACGCACCACTCGACATCAGGGCGCAGGTCTTCGCAGCGCACAAGACCGCCGGTCGCACGCTCGATTGACGGGCAGCGTTCGGCGGGAACAGGGCGAGAACCACTCGACCAATACGAAATGAGAACAGGATTGATTCCGAGTTCCCGGCTAAGACTTGCCGCGCTGCCGCGCTGTTGGTTGATGAAGGCTTTTAGGTTCATGAGCGAACATTAACACAGCGTGAATGAGTTTGCAATAACAAAATGAACATTCCCAAACTTAACAACTTGTTATTTAATGATTGTCATGAAAGACATTGATGACATCCGCCGTGAAAATATGCTCATCCTCGAACAAGAGGCGGGCGGGGCTACTGCTGCTGCCGAGCGTGTTGACTGGTCACAGCCTCGATGGTCAAATACGAGGAGTGGCGTTCGTGACACCAAAACCGGCAAACGTCGTGGCATGTTGAACGGTACCGCCAGAAAGATTGAGGATAGTTTCGACAAGCCAAAGTACTGGCTTGACGTAGATCATTCTGAAGTGGAACCAATTGATCTTGAATCTCACCCCGACCTTGCGCCGGTGCGTCGGGTCAAGATTACATTTAGCGCAGGTATTGAGGGGGATGTTATTGAGCTGATACCGGAAGACGGGCCACCAATCTTCTTTCGGCGTGACTGGTTGCGAAAACGCGGCCTGAAGGCGGACAGGCTGATAGCCATAAACGTAAAGGGCAGTAGTATGGAGCAAGGTTTGTGGAGTGGCGACCTTGTCGTGATCGACCAAAACAATACTGAGCCGAAGGATGGCAAGGTGTTTGCCGTCAAGTACGAAGGCGAGGATGTCATCAAGCGGTTGCGGCGAGACAAGGGTCAATGGTGGCTCGCCTCGGACAACGCAGACCAGATTCGCTACGCTCCAAAGCTATTTACGGAAGACACGCAGATCATCGGGCGGATAGTCTATAAACAAAGCGAGGAGATATGATGAAAGCGTTTATCTAATGAATACGAACCTCACAAAATCGGTCAAATTGCCGAAGGCGTACCGTAGTCCCTTCAAGAAGGCGAAAATAACGGTTCTCACGAACAACATTGGCAAAGTCTTTTTGTTCGTGTGTTTTGTCGCTGTGGGAATAATTGTAGCGGAGACAACCGAGCGCGGGCATGTTGATAGCGAACAGGCAGATGTCATGCAACAAATCAACATTGTTGATGGCGACACGCTTGATGTTGATGGTCGCCGCATTCGTTTATATGGAATAGATGCCCCGGAGAAAGGCCAGCCATGCACGAAAAACGGAGAGAGTTTCGATTGCGGCGAGGCATCAAAACAACACCTTGCTTACCTTCTCACAGGTGAAAGGCTTACCTGTAACGAACGCTCCAAGGACAGATGGGGGCGCAGCGTGGCAATTTGCATGACCAAGGCCGGAGATATAGCGGCATTGATGGTTCGTCACGGCTGGGCAGTCGCGTACCGGGAGTATTCAAAAGACTACGTTCAAGATGAAGAATTCGCTCGTGTAAACGAATTAGGTTTATGGGCAAAAGACTTCATATTGCCGAAAGAATGGCGTAAGGGAGAGAATAATGATAAAGGCAAGTAACAGACAATTGAAGCTACTTAAATTCTTTGGCGTTCCGGCAACTTCTGCCTGGTCACAGGGAGCCGCTGGCTGGGAAATTGCCAAGATTATGAAGTTACAAGGAAACGAAGAGCTTTGGCGTCGCTACATATTCATAACCGGTGATGTAACTGGAGAATCAGCAGACCCTGTTCCTGTTGACCCTGTATCTCTTTGGCGTGTGGATGTTCCGTCAGACTTTGACTATCGAGCCGCGGTACGCCGCCATCGCAAGGAAGTTGCGGCTGATACTCTCAAAGAAGACTCACGAGCCGCAGTACGCCGCTATCATGAGGAAGTCGCGGCTGAAATTCTTGAAGAAAACTCTCCGTTTGACATACCGCAACCGCCGGTGACGTTTGAGGGGTGTACATTCATGTTCACCGGAAAATTTGACTACGGAACACGGGAGCAGTGTGAGCAAATGGTAGTTAGCCTGGGCGGCAAGGCTGCCGGATCTAAGTCAGTGTCAAGCAATTTGGATTTCCTCGTTATTGGAAATCAGGGTAATGCAGGGTGGAGGCAAGGTTCCTACGGGAACAAAATCGAGGCGGCAGTTGTTAAACGGCGAGATACCGGTATGCCAGCGATAATTTCTGAGGATCACTTTGTGAGCGCGTTAAAGGAACGATAAAATGAAACTCACCATTCTTTCTCTATTCGCGTTGTTTGCGCTTCTGGCGCTGTCTGCTTGCAGGGGCGACGCGCCTGAAACTAAAGAATCTTTAATCGAAATTGAGACTTCCTCTTTTATGAAAGAACTTGAAAAAAAACAAAGGGAAGTAGCAACTGAAAGAGTTATTGGTGTTATTCCAAACCCAGGCAGCGCACAGTTTAGAAATCAAACCAGGCTTTGCGGTGAAGTAAACATTAAGGAAAATTCCGGCAGCTATTCAGGTTATGTTCGGTTTATAGCCGGTGGGAAGGCCGATGTGCATTTTGATAATGCCCGTGGCACGCTTATTACATCCGAATCAGAAAAAGAGCGTTTTCGCGCTTTGTTTGACGAAATGTGGGAACAGGTATGTGAGGGCGAGCCAACTTATAGAGGGTTTGTTGAGACAGCTATCCGTTTGCGACACGAAAACCCAAATTTTGCAAATGACAACCTGTTTGATATGAGTTTAGAATTTGCAGTTAGAGGCGCGATCTATCCATTTGGTAAACCATGAAAATGGTTACCAATAGCATAACCACCAGCACAACTGCCGCTACTGCCGTGTAGATCGTTTCATTATCCATCTTGCTTTTCCTGTGTGTGGCCTGCCTTGCGGCGGGCTTTTTTGCGCCCGCCCCGCCTGCGAGTTGTGGCGTCGGGGAGAAGTATAGCAAAAAATTTACATTCTGCTATTGACAATTATTCACGTTGTGTTAATATACGCCCATACCCACTCCGCCACGCGACGACGAGAGCGAGCCGTAGCGAAGCGAGATAAGCCGGGAGACTCACCGGCGCGGGGGGCGAAAAGCCGTATGCGCGAAGGCGCGGGGCAAGTAGCCGGGGTTACGGGGGTGAAAGCCCCAAACACAGGGGCGTAAGCCCTGACAGGCCAGAAGGCCATGTTCTTTATGTGGGGAGACGCGGTAGTTGTCAAGGATTGCTTGACAACTCAACTATCAAGGAATCCTTGACAGTTCAACTGCTGACCACACGCCAGCCCGGAAGGCACGGGACGCGACAAGACGGATGCAGCACCCGCCTCTAAACGAGGCGGCAACCCAAAGCGTTTTGCCCTGGTAGGCGGGGTGAATCTGTGGCGTGTCACGCGCTAAAAACCAGGCAGAGCGATTTGGGATGCACACTTAACAACGGAGGCGCAGCATGAAGATAAATCTTGAGTTGGACATTTCCGTGTATGACGATTGTCATCACATAGCAACGATTGGCGCGGATGAAATCGTAATCATGGAGGTTTCTTCCAACGGCGGAAGAACAGAAAGCCAGGAGGTTGACGCTTTGCCAGTGAAGTATCTGGCTTCGCTGATTGAGGCGGCGATTAACGAAAAAATTTACCGCAACCGCCGCAAGGCGGCATGAGCGACAAATTTAACGCGGCAAGGCTAGGCTGGGCTGGGCGAGGCGGGGCGCGGCTTGGCTTGGCACGGCAAGGCAAGGCAAGGATTTTCCTCAAAGCAATCTCACGAGCGGGGCGTATTGCCTTTGACGCTTGCCGGAAGCGTCCCTTGTACCGGCAAACAGATACGGCAACCATGCCGGGGCGGGGAGCGGGACGCCAATCCCCGCCGAAACTGGTTATTTTCTGAAATAGGCGACGCGCTTATTTCAGAAAGTACGCGCCAATTTGAAATAACAGGAGTGTCCATGAACAACAGAGAGTTGTGTGTTTTGGTTATCACAGACCCTATGGAAGTGGCGTTGCGATCACTTGATGATGAGCTTGACGGTCTTCCCCCCGTTTTTACTCAGAGATTTCTCGAAATGCTCAAAAAACCTTCGCAACTCGTCCGCTTTGAGTATGAAGACTTGCCCGCAGCTACAGGCGAGCTTCGGGTTTTTCTTAAGCCGACCGATTGTTTCCTTGATTTTCTTGCGGCATGTCGGACTAGGACAGGGAATGTCTAGTTTTTCTTTGTCAAGATTCAGTTTCATGGCGATTCCTTTTGGGTAGATGATGATGTGGAAGTTTGATTCTACCTGATTGGAATCGCCGCCAGTAATCACTGGTTATTTCCTTAACTACGCGCCTCGCTTGGTTAAGGAAAGCGCCTAAAACTTAACTAACGGGCGGTGTTCCTGATTTCTGACATCTGTCTTCTGACTTCTGATTCAGGCAGATTAGGCCGTGTAAGCATGGAGAGCGCGGTCTATGCAAAACGACGCGACCTATCCCATGCAGCTTGCGGGCGTTTAGTCTCCGTTCCACCTCGCGCCAGAGCGGGCGGACAGCCTGGAAAGACAGGCAAGGTTTCAATGATGGAGAGAGCGTAGACGCTAATACGTCGTCAGAAACAGACGGGCTGGAAGACTGTACATGTCGGTCGACCAATTGATAGCCAGCCAGCCGGGGTAACGTCCGGCCTCTGTCACCCCTATAGTCATCATGGTCTAGCGGTTAGGACACCGCCCTTTCAAGGCGGTAGGCGTGGGTTCGATTCCCCGTGGTGACGCCATTAGTCTGCCCCTGCGGATTGCGAGGTAATGATGAAGCGATACACGAAACAAGCCGTATGCGAGGCATACAAAAAGACCGTCAATTTCAACGAAACTGTTTCAATGACGGGATGTCCGCCGTATGTCGCATATTTATGGCTGAAAAAGGAAAAACTGCTTAGTGTTTCCGACGGGATGAAATTGGGAACGCTTGGCGGCGAGCGCGGCGCAAGTGCGGAGCGGGAATTCATGAAACTTGTCCCTGACGCCATGTACGCGAATGGCGTCATACAGGGCAATTGCCCTTCTTTCGATTTCGATGTCTACGGGATACTGGTGGATGTGAAGTACTCCTCGCTCAATGCCGACGGACTGTATCTTTTCCGGGCGTCGAAAAACAAAGCCCTGCAACCTGATTTTTACGCGGTGTTCTGCGTAGACCCCGGTCATAAGGAATTGTCTGCCGGTTATCGCTTGTTTCTCATTCCGGCGGCTTTTGTAACGGCGTTATCCGGGCGGATAAACCTGAAAACGGAAGGCTCACAGTACTGGCAATACGAAGTGAGGCCGGAAAAACTCGCCAGCATATTTTCCGAACTCAATGACTAGGAGAGAGAACCCAAAAGGCGACGTGCGCTGGTACAGCTTGAAGCGTGATATACCTCCGCCTGCCCCGCCATGCGGACGGAAAAAATGCACGGATAGCTACGACACCCGCTGCCCTATGTTATCTGAATGCACCAAGGCATACAAGGCATGGCACGGTAAAGCATACGGCAGGCCGTTCGCCTATAGCACGCGGGCGGAAAGCGAATTCATCGAGATGCTGGCGGAGATGGGTTATTCGCCTGTACGCGCCCTCACGAACGGCAGATTCGTCATACCCTCCTCCTGCAAGGAGCGGGAGATTCTGCAAGCGTTCATTGACGAGGGACACGGGCATACGCCCCTACGTGATTTAGGGATTAAACCATGCTAACAGGAGGAAAGCCATGAACGTCGACCAACGAATTTTTGAGTAACCGCATGTAGGAGCGACCGGCTGGTCGCCCGATATGGGCAGACACGCGGGTTTGCCCCTACACGCCCCTACATACCCCTGCAACCTCAATCACAGGAGATTGAAATGAGAAACGCATTCCTGCGTCTGAAGGACGCGATCATGCGCGCCCGTATTTTCTTGACCGCCTTGCATCTGGCGAGCGCGGAGCGCGAACACACCAGGGCGCAAGAGGCGGCGATCAATGCCGACCTTGCCCGCCAATACTGGGAGGCGAGGCTGGAACTGCTGCGCGTCGAAGCGAGGAAGAGCGGCATGACATTCCGCAGAAAGCCGACCTTGCGCCGGAGACTGACATGAGCGGGGCGGACTGGCGGCAGCACCAACAACTACTTGAACGCGAACAGTACGAAGAGTACGAGCGCGACGAATCCAACGAACACAACGAATACGGAGGAACTAATGAGCTACGTATCAAGAAGAGAGACAGCCGCTTCCATCAAGAAGCAAATCGTGATCTGTCTTCAACATCTTTTAACTCACATTGAAGCTGACCAAGTAGATGTGTTGCTGAATAACAAATCTCTCTGGGCTTTCAGCCCGGCGGGAGATGACATGGGCTACGACACAACATTCTTGTGCTTCAGCGACTATAAGGGCGAAAGCGGTAACGCCTCATTACATGAAATGTTGAGTTATTGGAAAAAATTGAAAGACGATGAGATTTTTAATGAATTTTGAGAAAAGGAGAATCCCATGAGTTATGGAATCATGATTTTGGGCGAGAGCGGGACGGGCAAATCCGCTAGTCTTCGTAACCTTGACCCACAGGACACCTTGCTGATTCAGGCAATCAGAAAGCCCTTGCCCTTTCAGGCGGACTGGAAGCCGATAGCGGAGCGCGGCAATGTCTTTGTCTCCGACGGCTCGCCGCAAATCATCAACGCGATGAACAAGACGAGCAGGCCGGTAATCGTCATTGATGATTTTCAATACATCCTGTCCAACGAATACATGCGCCGCTCGGATGAAAGAGGCTTTGACAAGTTTTCCGACATCGGCAGACACGCCTGGGACATCCTGACCGCCACGTCCATGCTGGATTCGTGGAAGCGCGTCTATGTGCTGGCGCATACCGAGCAGACCGACATCGGCAAGGTCAAGTGCAAGACGATAGGCAAGCTCCTTGACGAGAAAATCACCGTGGAAGGCATGTTTTCCATAGTGCTGCGAACCGTAATCAGCAACGGAAATTATCTCTTTTCCACGAAGAACAACGGCAACGACACGGTAAAGACCCCGATGGGACTGTTTGAGGACGAGCTTATAGCGAACGACCTGAAGGCCGTGGATGAAGCGATTGTCGGCTATTACGGAATCAGCTTGCCTGAACCCGCGCCGGTTGTGCCGTTGCGCCCACAACATGAATCATTGAATCGTTGAATGAAAGGAAAATGAAATGGATTACTCGCTCGACACCAAAGCCGCGATCAAGGCGGACAACAAGAACGCCTTTATCTTCCAGACCGGAAAATATCTGGGCAGATTCACCCGCGCCGAGATGGTGACAAGTCCGAAAGGCACGAAAGGCGTTGATTTTTCCTTCGTCTCCGACGAAGAGGAAAAGGCGGACTATCTGACCTTGTGGACGCACAACAACAAGGGGGAGAGGCTCTCTGGCTACGACTGCCTGATGGCGATCATGACCTGCCTGCGGGTTAAGGACATCAAGCCGGAAAATTGCGCGATTGAAAAGTACGACTTTGAAGCGAAGCAAATGGTGAGGCAGACCGTGCCGCTGTATCTTGACCTGATGGACAAGCCGATTGGCCTGTTGCTCCAGATGGAGGAGTACATCAAGGGCAGCGGAATACCGGCATGGAAGCCGCAGATTTACGCGCCGTTCGACAAGGACGAATTCACCGCCAGCGAGATTTTGGGGAAGGCCGTCAAACGGGAAAAGCTGGAAAAGATGGTGTTGTTGTTGAAAGACCGTCCGTTGAAGAACCAGGCGCAAGCCGCGCCGCAAGCCACGCCGCAATCATCCGGCCACGGCAACGCGGACGGATTTGATGACGACATTCCTTTTTGACCGAGGAAATGAACATGACAACCATCTACCTTGACATCGAGACCATTCCGGCGCAGAAGCCGGAACTGATAGAGCTTCTGCGTGACGAGGCGGAGACGGAGAAGGCCGCCGTCGCCGCTCCGGGGAACTACAAAGACCCGGCGAAAATTCAGGAATACGTCGCGGAGAAGCGGGCGGGCATTGACGCCGCTTTTGACGAGCGTTACCGCAGAACCGCGCTTGACGGCGCGTATGGGCAGATAGCGGTCATTGGCTATGCGATTGATGATTTGCCGCCGGTCACGCTTTATTCCGACCACTGGGACAAGCCGCATTATGAGGCGGGACTTCTGGAGAATTTCAACGAGGATTTGCGCTCCGTCTATGAAAAATCGGACAAGACGAGGCCGATATTCGCAGGCCACAACATCCGGGATTTTGACTTGCGCTTTCTGTTTCAACGGTATGCGGTGAATGGCGTATCTCCCTGGCCGTTTATCCCGCTCGGACATGACGCCCGGTATGGTTCATACGACACGATGCTTGAATGGGCGGGACGGGGCGCGTTTGTCTCTCTGGACAAGCTCTGCCGGGTGTTTGGCTTGCCGGGCAAGAGCCTTGTGAACGGCAGTCTGGACGGCTCGAAGGTATGGGATTTTGTAAAGGCCGGGCGCATCCTTGAAGTGGCTGATTACTGCAAGGCTGACGTGGAGCGGGCGCGGGAGATTCACCGCCGCATGACCTTTACCGCCTGCAATCAGATGGCGGCGTGAGGAGAAAAAAATGAAAATCACGATTGAATTTGACGGCTCTGAAGAATCTTATTTAGCCGGACACCTTGCTAGTGGTATATGGGAATTGGCAGGCTCGTTGGACTTGCTCAAGGATACGATAAACGATGTTTGCGCTTATCTCCAAGAAAGGTTTGACTACGACAAACTACCGCCAAATCAACATGAAAAACCGCTTGCAGATCAACAGTTATTACGGCTCCCGATAGAAGAGCTTGAAATGCAGCCCCGCACAACTGCTGTCCTGAAATGCGAGGACATTCATTACCTGGGCGACCTGATTCAGCGCACAGAAGGCGAGCTTTTGAAAATCCCGAATCTGGGCAAGAAGTCGCTTACCGAAATCAAGGAAGAACTTGCCAGGCGCGGTCTGATCCTTGGCATGAAACTGAACAATTGGCCTCCGGTACTGCCATGAAAGCCAAAACCCCGCCCTCTCATAGCCGCCGCCAACTTGACGGCTCGCTTGCTTACCTGCGGGCGAAGTCAGAGCGGGAGCGGACATGCCTGGGATGCGGCAGGGAGTTCAAGTCCGCGCATGGCGGCAACCTCAGGAGAATGAAATGAATCACGAACAACTGACAAAATTCTGCGCCACAGGCGATATTCGGTTCTATCTCAATGAGCCGTTTATGACCGAGGGCTACGCTATAGCCACTGACAGTTCAATATTGATTCGCACAAAGGAATTCGAGCGGGAGTATCCAGACAAGCATGAAAAGATGAAGAAAAACATCAACGAAATGATTGAGAAACAGCAATCGCTCTGCTTGCCGCTGCTGCCGATTCCTGAACTCTCGCCGGTCGAAAAATGCCCTGATTGCGGCGGAACTGGTAAAACAGAAGATGAAAAATGCGACGAGTGTGACGGCGATGGCGAGTTTGCGCGCGGCGGCTACAACTACGAATGCCAGAATTGTGATGGTACAGGCAAGATAGACATCTACTGTGGAAAATGCCGGGGAGGGGGGTATGTAATCCAGTCTGTGCCGGTCGGCGACGCCTGTTTCTCTAATCGCTACCTGGCATTAATTGCCGAGCTTCCGAACGCGCGAATAGCTCCGAACGGAAAAGACGAAGCGGCATATTTCACTTTTGACGGCGGCGATGGGCTTCTCATGCCGCGTCGCGAGTAGGAGAAAGCCATGAACGAGAAGCCAATCAATTTTCCTGACGAAATGGTGAGAGCTATTTTGTCGGGAGCGAAAACCCAGACGCGGCGGATTATCAAGCCGCAGCCTACAGGCGTTCCGTTTCGGGAATCATATGATCTTTCGAGTCCGGTCTGTCCGTATGGTCGGCCAGGCGATTATCTCTGGGTGCGCGAGACGTGGGCAAAGCCCCCGGGTTACATCTGTTTATACCGTGCGGATGGCGAACCCACCACGCCAGCTTTGAAATGGCGTCCATCCATTCACATGCCGCGCGGGGCGGCGCGCATCCTGTTGGAGATTACAGATGTGCGCGTGGAGCGGTTGCGGGATATAAGCGAGGCTGACGCGCGCGCGGAGGGCATAGTTGATGGCGGTTGTCTGACGTGTGGTGAAAGTGAGCCGTGCGGGTGCGCCAATCCTCAACCTATACCGAGCGAGGGCTTTATCAGGCTGTGGGAAGCTATCTACGGTCAAGGCGCGTGGAATGCCGATCCGTGGGTCTGGGTAATTTCGTTCAGGAGGATTAAGCCATGACCGACCGTCAAACCGCTCGCGCCCTAGCTTTGATAGCCGCCGGTCAGGCGCGGACAGAGGGCTTGAAGACCAGGGACGCGCACAATCTGAAATACAACTGTCGCGGCTGGGATCATCTTGTCCAGCCTTACTTTGCCGAGGCCGAGAAGCTGGAAAAGCTGGCGGCGGAGTTGGAAGGCGAAGGAGAAAACGAAGGCGAATACGCCGCTCTTAAGCAAAGAGTTGAACGCCTGGAAGAATACATCGATAACCATCGCGCAGCGACGATGCCCTTCGGCGCATGTATAGGAGACTGAAATGATCACCGATGAAGAACTGAACGAGATCGAAGCGCGGGCGAATGCCGCAACGCCAGGGCTGTGGGAAACGTGCATCGCTCCGTGGGACGACTCGATCTCGATCATCGTAAAGCAGACGACGGTCGCCAAATTAGGCGCACCATCATGCGATACGGAAAACTATCTGGAGAATGCTATCTTCATAGTCCATGCCCGCTCCGACGTGCCGCGTCTGGTTAACGAGGTGAAGCGACAGCGAGCGATTCTGGAAACCGTGAGGCATTACTGCGAAACCGAGACTGACACGCGGGAATTATATCGCATGTTTCAGGGTGCGGAAGGCGGATTGAAGCAGGAGATTGATCCATGATTGAATTTATGACACGGGAGAACATTGCAGCGCTCACGGGTCGCCGTAGCCGCGCCCGTCAAATCATCGCGCTCCGTAACATGGGCATCCAGTTTTACATCAACGACAGGGGCTATCCGGTCGTGCCGGAGACTGCGATTACCGGCGCAAAACCTGCCGCGCCGGAGCCGCAAAAATGGCAGCCCGCCGTTGTATGCAAATGACGGGTGATCGTCATGGGCAGAAAGCCGACCATCAATCTCAACTTGCCGCCCGGAATGCGCGTCAAGAAAGGGGCAAGGGGCAAGCAATGGTATTACGTTGACCGGGGCAGGGGCGCGGACGGAAAGCGTCGCTGGGAGCCGCTGGGCGATGATTTTTCGGAAGCCTTGCGCCAATACGCCGAGCGTGTGAAAGTGTTTGCCGCGCCCGCCGTGACCGTGCCGGAGATACTGGTTGCATGGCAGGCGGCGGCGATGGCCGAACATGCGCCGCGCACACGACGCGACGTAGCGGGCAGCATCAAGCGTTTGTTGGAATTTTTCGGGAATCCTCCCGCGCCGCTTGTCGCTGTTGAGCCGCAGCATATCCGGCAATATCTGGATTGGCGTACCGGAAAGACACAGGCGAATCGGGAGATTGCCTGGTTTTCCGCAGCATGGAATTGGGCGAGGGAAACAGGAAAGACGAGCCTGCCGAACCCGGCGACGGGCGTAAGAAGGAACAAGGAGAAGGGGAGGGATGTATATGTGGAAGATAGCGAGCTTGCGGCAATCCTTGCCCATGCGGACGAGCCGTTACGGGAAGCGATGGAGCTTGCCTATCTGATAGGACAGCGCCCTTGTGATTTGCGCGACATCAGCGAGACCGACATCAGGGACGGACATATCCTGTTGAAGCAGGACAAGACCGGGGCGAAGCTGCGGATTGAAATCACGGGCGATTTGCAAAGCCTGATTGAGCGGATAAAGCAGCGGAAGGCGCGGATTCATGGCGTTCGCTCGCTTGCCCTGATTTGTAAGGAGAATGGGGAAAAACTGACCAGAGACGCCATGCGCTACCGATTTGACAAGGCGCGGGCAGCCGCTGTTGAATCTGCCGCAACGCCGGAGGAGGCAAAGAAGCTACGCATCATCCAGTTTCGGGATTTGAGAGCCAAGGCCGCCAGCGATATTGAAAACCTGCGCCGCGCGCAGAGATTGCTTGGACACTCCAGCCAAGCTACGACCGAGCACTACGTCAGAAAACGGCGGGGCGACAAGGTAATGCCAGTACGATAG